ATATAAAAATCTTCAAGCATATTTTGCATGTTATACTTTAGATTATATTCACCTGTATCTTGATCAACATGAGGTGTTCGTTTCATTTTAGATATTGTTTTCTGCATAAAGTTTTCTACTTCAGCAGGAGCAATATTACCTACATTTACATAAAATACACGTTTTTCAGGAGCACGAACAATTCTATGAATTAACATAGCATCTTCCATTAACACATATTGCTTAAATAATTTTCTAGCTGGTTCAATATATGATCTACCATATGGAAGAAAATTAGTATCTGTTAATAATCTAAAATGTGACATTTCATAATTATCAAAAAATATGGCATTTCCATCTTGACCTGTACCTGGTGTATTATAATATCCATAACTTGAAGGTGATACACCTTCTGGTGAGAATCTATATCTAATTGAGGATGGATTATCTTTATCAAATCCTTCTTGTCTTTCAATATGATAAGCAGTATAAGGTATAACATTATATACCCCAAACTTTTCAGCAATCTCTAATTTTAAGAAAAAATCACCATACTTACACATATTTCTAGTCCATGGCCATAAATTAAATTCTATATTTAATACATCATAAAATAAATTATATAGAATTTTTTGAATATCTTCATCTGCTGATCTAATTTGTAATACTTCACCCATATCATTTTTTAGAGTAGATTCATCAGCTAAAATATCAAGAGCAGAAGCTATAATAGCATCTGTATCCATAGCATCATACTCAGAATAGAGTTGAGGTCTTAATGTTTGATAGTTGATTGAATTCTGCTGACCATACATTGATGTAGCAGAGTTAGTATAAATTCTGTTAAATCTATCTACTAATGAGTTAGTTTGTATATCTCCAGATTGTTGAATTTTATTAATATCCATTACTCGAAGTTGGTTTCCACCAGCATTACGAATAACTACATCTGTTGAGAATAATCTTTTTAATCTTGGAAATAATCCTTTGTCTGCCATTTTTTAAATTTTAATTAGAGAAGCCATCTAATATCTTCTTCTCCTTTTGAGTATGGGTTATCCATTTTCCAGGGATTATCTACAGAATTAGCAGAATAACCACCTAAATATTTATGTTGTGTTGTTGAAGTATTATTTAACATACTTTTAGTTAAATCTATACCATTTTTATTATATTTAAAAGCTGTATCTCTAACATATTGACCCATGCTAAAAGATAAAACTAAATCATCATTATATCCTTGTTGAGCTTCAGCTTTACCATGTCTCCAAACAAATACTTTCATTTCTGAAATTAGTCTACTTGAACGAATAACTACTCCTTTATCTGCTATTGCTTCTTGGAATTTATTTATACAAATAGGTCTTGTTCTTGATGACATTGTAAAGCCAGGTGTCATTTTTGATGTATCTATGTACTCATTAAAATATGAATCTGAGGTTACATTTCCACCTTTTGGGGAATAATATAAATTTTGATATCCTCTATCTATAACAGTTTGAATTGTATTCCATCCTATACTAGCATTTTCAATAACTAATAAAGCATTATTATACTCAGTAGCTATACCAACTAGTAAATGACCAAATTCTTTAGTATCAATTTTACCCATGTATTCACCTACCTGAGTGTTATTTTCTATGTCTAGTATATGAAAAGCAGAAAAATCTTTTCCATCTCCTCTAGCTACATCAGCTACAATAGTATAAGTTCTAGAGTAATCAGCTGGTTCCCATATCCATAAATTCCTATCAGCTCCTCTTTTTTCTAAAGGTTCAGAAACATAAGTTTGTTTATAAAATTCTACAAACTCATTATAGAATACAACATCACCAGATGTACTAAAATCACAATCACATTCTTGAGCTGCTAATCTAGGATCACCTAATAAAACATCTTGTCTATCTCTCCATTCTTGATCTCTTTCTGGGTGAACATACCATGGTAGTTTTATAGGAAGAAAATCATTACTATTATCTAATCCACTTTCAGCTGATTCCCACATTTGGTGGAACCAATTTCCAGTACCATAAGGTGTAGATAAAATAATAGCTCCACCTCCAGTAGCTAGAGTTTGTTGAGCAGAACCCCATGTTTCTTTAATATTATCTATAAAAGCTGCTTCATCAATAATTAGTAATGAAACTGCTTCTGAACGTGCAGCATCACTATTTGAAGATTTAGCTTGAATTTTAGATCCATTCTTAAGTCTAAGAGATAATTTATTATTTTCTAAGGAATCTACTTTTAACCATGAAGGTAAATTTTCAAACATAAATTGAACCTTAGAAACTAAATTACGAGCAGTTGCTTGAGTAGTTGCTAAAGCTAATACATTTTTATTTTCTTGGAATATCATTAACCATAAAGCATAACCAGCACTTAATGTAGATAAACCTAACTGTCTGGATTTAAGAACTATACTATATGGATTTTCTTCAAATAAAGTTAATACTTTTTCTTGAAATTTATATAAACTAAATTGTATTCTACCTCTTTGTGGGTGTTGGATATAACAATACTTTTTCATAAAATACACTGGGTCTTGAGCACATTTTACAAATTCCTCTCGGATAATATGTTTTATATCTTTTTCCATTTATTTTCCTAACTTCCAATACATTTTTCCAGAGAATACTACATTAAAGTCTTGATTTAGTCCTATACCTAATCCAACTCCTATTTTTCTTCTACCTGTGTATAAAATTTCTCCACCAACATTAGTTAATTGAGAAGTAGTTCCACTAGCTCCTACTCCTATATAAAATTTTCTCTTTCTTACAATTGAATCTCTAGTTATAATTGTTGTAGGAATTAAAAGATCATATTCTATACTTCTATTTTTTATTTTATTTTGTGTGATTGTATCACTAATTCTAATAGTAATACTATCATTATATAATGTATCAAAATAACTGTAAGAAGCAAAGTAGTCTTTTAGAATTTCTAGAGTGTCAATATCTCTATAAACAAAAGTATCTTTATATTCTGTTCTTACTTTCCATTCAGGAATATAAACAGGTATTTCTTTAGTAACAGTATCCCATTTAGTTTCTACTCTTACAACTACTGGTGCTTCACCTTCTGGCTGATTTTTCCATTTTTTCCAAGGCATTTGGAATGGATTTGAAGAACAATAGCTAAGGAATAGGATTACTAGTATTAAGAGTGTAATTAATACTGTTTTTATATTTCCAAAAAAGTTTTTCAAATTATTTTATATTTTTAACTTTATTAGCTATATCAATTTTAATCTTAGCAAATTCTTTATCATAAGCTTCTCTATCTAGGACTTTATTAGATTTATCTAATATTCCTTTCTTTTGAAGATCTTTTAAAGCTGCTTTAAGCATTTTTTTTCTTTCTTGACTTTGTAGTTTTGATAAACTTTCATCTCCAAGTCCTGAAGCTGCTAAATCTCTTAGTTCTTTATTTGTTGGGCCTCCATCTTCAGGATCAACATAATATTTTTTCTCTAATTTAGATACAGATGATTTCTTTTTACTTTTAGGAGTAGTATCTTTTGTTTTAGATTTTTTTTCTTTTTTAGGCTTGTTAGGATCAGCTTTTGGACCTCTTTTAACTTTTTCAGCTTCAATAAAATCAGCTAAGTCTTTTTCAAGTACTCCTCTAGATTTAGGATTATTATAAGAAGCAACATCCTTACCTGTTTCCTTAGAAAGTTCTTTATAATCAATTTCTCCTTTCTTTTCTAAAGTATCTAAAGTATTATATAAAGCTGTTCCTTCTCTGTATTTTTCTTTTTCTTGTTTTATAGCTTTTTTAGCTTCAGCTTTATCACCTTTAACTTTATAGAAAGTAGCCATTTCATTTACAGCCATTTCATTTAATTCTACACCACCTGGGCCATATTTGTCAGGATAATTTTTATGTAACATATCACCATAGGTCATTTCACCTGAACCTCCTCTTTTTATTTGCATAGCATCTTCTATGTCTTGCATTTGATCTGCATATTGATCTGCTATAGGACCACCTTCTGGTTCAGCTTCTTGTTCCATGTCTCTCATAAGTTGATCATACATGGCTTGTAATTGTTGTAGTGAATTTCTATCTGCTAGCTCTCGAGCTTGCATTGATCCTTCTTTTAATACTTTAGAAATTTCTTCTTGAATTATTTGGACCAGACGTGCCTTTTTCATATTTGATTTTAGTTATAAATATTACAGACTAAGTGTCTGTTTTACTTTATTAACACGTTCCTCAACAGAACCGTTTAGTTCTTCTAGATTTTTAATATAACCTCTTTTATCTTTAATAATTTCTTTCTCATATGTTGAGGATTCTTTTAATTGAGATTCAAGTATAAGATTACCATCACCTTTTGCTTCAACTAATAA